CTACCCTACTGTGGACACAGTGTGGACACTCTGGGAGTCAACACCACCACGTAGCGGATTGAGTGAAACAGCATCCTGAAGATACTCCGGGGCAAAGTGCGCATAGACCATTGTCTGCTCTATCCGTGAATGTCCCAGTATTCTCTGCAAGGTGATGATACTCCCGCCGTTAATCATAAAGTGGGTAGCAAAACTGTGACGCAATGCGTGAGTTGCTTGCCCGTCCGGTAGATCCGGTTTTACATCTTTCATTGTTCGCCTGAATTTCGGATATGAGGCATCAGGGAACAGATACCCCTTACCCGCAATCATTACAGCTACTTCCTCAGAGATAGGGACAGTACGTGGTTTGTTCGTCTTTGTTTTAACGAACGTCACCCGATTCTGTATTACGTTCTCAGCTTTCAGTTTCGCGGCCTCACCCCATCGAGCGCCGGTACTTAAACAGAGAATCGCGATTTTCTTGTTGTCCCCGTCAAGATTGGCAAGCAACAATGTTATTTCTTCCTGCGTCAGATAGCCTGTTTCTGGTTTCTGTTCCTTGAGCTTTTTCATCCCTCTGAAAGGGTGTTCGCCAAAAAACAACTCCGCATCAATTAGCGCAGTAAACATACCACTCAAGCAGGTAAGGTCGCGGTTAATACTGGCCGGTTTTATGCCTTGCCCTCTGCGAGTCATACTGTACTGGCTAATAAGCGCTTTGGTTATCTGGAACGCGCAAGGGTCATCAGTGATCCGAGTAAAGATTTCAATCTTACCCAAATTGGATTTTCCGTGTTCTTCATGCTTGCCTTTCAGATCCCACCAGACTTTTGTTAATTCAGACAGATGCCGCTTATCTGTCGGTTTAGCCAGCCATTCTTTATCGTGATGGTTGTATTGAGTGTGTTTCTCAAAAGCTACAGCCTCACTTTTCTTGTCAAATTTCCTGCGGATGCGCTTTCCGTTGCGCCCTGCAGGTCTGATGTCCACTTCGTATCGACCATCATCGAGCTTTTTAATAGACATAAAGCCTCCCGATGATGTTACTGCTTACTTCAATTTCCTGATTTAAATAACAAAAACTCTTCGTGCATTTACTACACAAATAAGCGCCGTAAATGGTTAGCCAGTTTTCTGGTCGGAGTGGGGAGATGTTGTTGTCTGCTGCCCAAAGTGCGCGAGAGCCGGTGCAATCTGCCCAGCTTCTGGTGATATTTGTTCAGTCATAAACCAAAGGGTGTATTTGCTGAAACGAGGATGTTGAAGAATTTTCATGGCGACGTCCGTCGGGGGGATCGTTCTGCCGCTTTCATAATAGGTTAATGAGCTATAAGGAACTCCAGTAATTTCAGAGAATTGCTTCCTGTTTAGCCTCTCTGACTCACGTATGAGAGCCAGCTTTACACTAATTGCTGTTGACATGTTATCGAGATCCTCTAATAATCACGACATCTTCTACTATGTTTCAAGTTTTTCTAAGTTTCATTAAGGCACATTAGAGAACATTGAAACCCATTGGTTAGATCTAGATGAAAGGTTAACAGATGAGTAAACAAATTGTCAGTAGTAGTGATGCCGTCCCCTATCAAGAGTTTGCCAAACTTATTGGTAAGACCCCTGCAGCAGTAAGAGGAATGATTGAAAAAGGGAAATTACCGGTAGTTGAAATGACAGATCCGCAATCGACATCAGGTCGGGCAGGAGAATACTGGGTTTACCTACCAGCCTGGAATAATGGAATGAGACTTGCCTATGAAAGTCGCCCGAAAGAAATTCGTGAAGGTTGGCTGATGTGGCTTGGTTTGGGTGGACGGGCATAAGGAGGGAAGCTTAATGAAAGAACCTCGCTGTATAGCTCAATTACTGCGTAATGAAAGCCCGCGCCCTATGACGTTCAAGATTACTCATGGTAAGGGACGTAAAGGCATCATCATCCGCACTCGTAAGCCTGCCATTATTGAGACGCTTTTCCGTTTGGTCAGAAAAAGAGGGATATGGTTATGACCGTTATGACTCTTGATGTGATCCAGAAACAGCCAGCGGCACTTCGAGAGCTGGTTGGTAAGTACCTGGCTCAGCCACGCTGGCAAGACACCTGTGATTTTTACAATCAAATGATGGAACGCGAACGACTGACAGTTTGTTTTCATGCTCAATTAAAACAGCGTCACTCTGTCATGCGCTTAGAAGAAATGGACGAAGCAGATCGCGAGCGCCTTGTCTGTGCGCTGGATGAACTGAGATTCGCATTTTGTCGGTTTCGTCAGCATGGCTCTACTAGGGCGACTTTCATTAGCCGTCTTACTGTTAGCCAAAGGCGTTCTCTTTTTCGTCATGCCGGGCTCACAGATCAAGAATTCAGTATGTCGCATTGGCGATTGAACGAGGACGACTGCTATTGGCGGGACAAACTTTTCCGTGCCTTGCGAGAGCTGTTTAGCCTTTTTGAGTACGCGCCGACTATTTTAACCTCGGTAAAACCTGAGCAGTATTTACATTAATTAATCTGGATTCGATTTATTACACGCCTTACAGCGTGGGGACCCCTTTTGTCTGGAGATAGGCAAATGCAAAAACAAAAAACAGCTCAGCGGGATGTGTTTTCGGCACTTCTGGAGCAGGCAGTAAGTGAAGCACAGCGCGACACGGCGACCCGTTTCTCTTCTCAATTTGATGGGCTTATCGCGCACATCAGTAAGTCAGAACTTAACCGCACAGAGATTATCGAGTTGTTAGGTCAAGAATCAGAAAAATTGCACAACTCAATTTTCGGTTGAACGGATTATCCACTTTAGAAGGAAGTAAGAATGAGTATCCGTATCGATATAAATAACCAGTACGTTATTACCAGCGACCGCTATCAATTTATTTTGCAGGAAAAGAAAATCGCTACCTCCGGGAAAAACGAAGGTAAGGAATGGCTGGATGTTGTGGGTTACTACCCAACGATCCCTAAGCTCGTTTCAGGCCTTGCTTTGCATGACCTTTTAACGGGAGATGCTATCTCTTTCTCGGCGCTTGAAACTCAGATTGAGCGCGTAGCGAAGCAATGTCTGGACGCCTTCAATTAGAATGGCCGCTGCACCTCGGGGACGTACTGCCCCTTCGCCACCACCTCCTTTCTCGAAGCACACCGATGATACATTCGTCGGTGCTTATCCCTGGAATGCTCCACGTTCTGCAATTGGCCGTGACAGACCCCTTACACGTGGCGAATTCCGTCAGGTGCAAGGTGTTTTAGGTAAAGTTAATCGCCTGCCATATGTCTTAAAAACGCTGTTTAACTCGCGTTATGATTTCATCCGTCGTAATAAAAGCCCCCTTCATGGTTTCTATTTCCTTAAGAATACTGTCGAGAAAAGGGTGGGGCCGCGTCTTGAGCGGGTCAATCAGCTAAACGGAATGAACGAGACGGCATCTCTACTCTTCCTGAGTGAGCGCGAAAGCTATTCGCGTTTAGCAGGTATGAGTGACAAGGCTCTCAAAAAATTTGCTGCCCGTATCGCTTCGCAGCTCTATGTTGCTTATGAGGAACTTAGCGACGCTTGGGCTGATACTCACGGCGGTAAAGAGACTCTTTTTACTGATGAGGCTCAGGCGCATTTGTATGGTCACGTTGCTGGTGCAGCTCGCGCATTCAACATTACACCGATGTTCTGGAAAAAATACTGCAAAGGGCAAATCACGATCCGCCAGGCATTTTCCGCTATATCTCGTTTGATTAATGATGAGTGGTGGATTAACCAGTTTAAGGCACAGCGTATGCGCTGGCACGAGGCATTGCTGATTGCTGCCGGTGAGGTGAATAAAGACCGTTCCCCATACGCCAGCAGAACGGCGATCCGCGACGTGCATTCTCGCCGCTTGGCTAATCTCGAATACCTCAAATCGTGCGAGCTGGAAAACAAAGTTACCGGTGAGCGTATCGATCTCATCAGCAAAGTCATGGGAAGTATTTCAAACCCTGAAATCCGTCGTATGGAGCTGATGAACACTATTGCAGGCATTGAACGCTATGCGGCTGGGCAGGGTGACGTCGGTATGTTTATCACTATCACCACGCCATCGAAGTATCACCCTACACGTCAGGTCGGAAAGGGCGATAAAAAGACGGTGCAACTTAATCACGGATGGAATGACACCGCTTTTACGCCGAAGGATGGTCAGCGGTATTTATGCCGTATCTGGAGCCTGATGCGTACAGCCTTTAAAGATAATGATTTGCAGGTCTATGGTATGCGCGTTGTAGAGCCGCATCATGACGGAACGCCGCACTGGCACATGATGCTTTTTTGCAAACCAGAGCAACGTAAACATATTACTGAAATCATGCGACGCTATGCCTTAAAGGAAGATGGCGACGAAAAGGGTGCAGCAGCACAGCGTTTTGAAGCGAAGCACCTCAATCAAGGTGGTGCAGCCGGTTACATCGCAAAATACATTGCGAAGAACATCGACGGGTATGCACTTGATGGGCAAGTCGATCACGATACCGGTAAACCTCTCACTGATACTGCAGCAGCAGTAACCGCATGGGCGTCAACGTGGCGTATCCCGCAATTTAAATCTATTGGACTGCCGACGATGGGTGCATATCGTGAGCTGCGCAAATTACCTCGTGGCGTAAGCATTGCTGATGAATTTGATGAGCGAGTCGAGGCTACAAGAGCCGCAGCTGATGAGGGTGAGTTTGACCTTTATATCGCTGCGCAGGGCGGGGCGAACGTACCACGTGATAGTCAGACAGTCCGTGTGGCTCGTAACGTGACTGACGAGGTCAACGCCTACGAAGAGGATATAGAGAGAGTCGTGGGCATCTACGCTCCGCACTTGGGCTCTGGGCTGATACATGTTACCCGTACAGCCGAATGGCGCATCGTTCCAAAGCTGTTGGCCGTTGAGCCTTTGACTTTAAAAAGCGGCATTGCCGCGCCTCGGAGTCCTGTCAATAACTGTGGGGGAGATAGATTCAGTTATGAAACTGATTTGCACTTAATATCGTTAGAACGACGTGAAATCATGTTAGGCATGCTTAAAAAAAGATATGAATGCCATGCAAATTAGACTGGAGCGTAGAACTGGAATGTTAATTTTTTCTTGACGAGATTGTATTTTATCGTATCTATCTTTTCCCATGTAATTGTGACACAAAAAGCAACTACCTTTTATGGTTGTTTTTGTGCGGAGATTCTATAGATTGAAATATGTTACTATCTGATAGTTAATAGATTTTTCTATGGCTTTTTTAAAAACCTTAAGGCCTTTCAAGGCTATATATTCAAATAAATCTTTCAAGTTATCCATAACTAATTTCAGATCTAAGGATATAGTATGAAGTTTAATGATTTAAAAAAATGGACGTTATCAGACGAGACTATAGGGTTATTACTTTTTGTCGAGCGATCCCTTGAGCTATCTTATGATGGAACACCAGTGCCTGAGAAAAGAATTGAGCCGACTGTATGGGAGATTTTAGATGATTGTTATAAATTAGTTTCTCTCGTGGAGTCAGGGGTGAGGAAGAACGCTCGTGATGAACTAGATTATTTCTTAGAGAAGTTAGTGCAATGCATTAAAGGTGATCCAATTGCAAAAGATATGGTCTATGGTGTCGATAATTATACTTTAAATAGATTAAATACCCAATCGATTGAGGAATTGCGCACTTTACTTAATTTGCTAAAAGGAACTTTTTCAGCGAAAAAATATTGGGCGAAACTCCAGTTAAAAACATTGAATCTTGTGATGGATAAAAAAAATAAAAGAGAGATACTAGAGTGCGCAGATAAATGTTTTTATTTTTTGATTCGAGTTGGATATGTTAAGTCTAGTATATATTATCTTCTTCAAAAAATTTTCTTCTATGATTTAAATGACGGTGTAGTAAAAGACTCTTCTTATCTCAATAATTACTTTGATTTATTTGATTTGCAAGCTAAAGTGTTTGATGTTTACTTCAAGTGTTCAAATGCAACTGGTGATTTAGAAGGTGGTTTTGATATATTTTCGATCTCATATGTAACTGATCCTCAACCGAAATATGGACTTAAAATTGAACGTAAGTTTTTTAAAAAGGAAGGTGTGAATTATATTTTATGTAGCAAAATACGAGCTTTGGATTACATGCATGCGGTTTATCTTGCAAGGGATAAACTAAGTAAAATATCAAATATTTTCTCCTTCATGCATCATAAGTCTAAATTTTGGTACTCGAATGATTGTTTAATATATAACAATAATAAAGAGCATGTTAAGCTGCTTAACTTGCCTTCAAACATTATGTCCAAAACAGCTGATGTCGGTATTGATTATGCTAAAGAGAATCTTGGTATATTTTTAAGAGGTTTCAGAATGAGTAAACACTCTTTTGAACGTTTTAATCAAAGTATTGAGCTACATGCTTTAGCACTTAAAACAGAAAGTTTAAGTGCTCAGTTGCTCAATCTATGGATATGTATTGAATCTCTATTGGTTACTGGTAAAGGAAGCCATGTTGGAGAAGTGGAAAATTATCTTACACATATAATATGCAATGATTATTTAGCAGCGAAGCTTGAAGACCTTGATTTATATCTGCTCAACTGGAAAAAGGATTTTTATGAATCATTGTTGGAGAGAGTAGACTCACTTGATAATGAACGCAATATTAAATTAGCAAAGTTGTTATGTTTTAAAGAACATGAACCCATCTTGAAGGAAATTGGAGCGGAGCTCTCTTCGGGCACACCTTCACCACTTTTGTTGAATAAACTTTGGGAAGCTAGTCAATTATTAAGAAGTGTTAGTCATATTACGGAGGCTAGAAAAAAAATAAAAGAGAAAATTAAATTCGACATTAAGAGGATATATTTGATGCGTAATGAAATTGTGCATCAGGGAGAGGTCAAAGCACGCGATAATTTAGTTGAGGTTGCACATTATTATCTCGATATTATATTAAATGCAATAGTTATCAAATCATATGAAAGAAGACGAGAGATTAGGGATTTTTTGTATGAACAAAAAATGATTGGTGAAGAATATGAACGTGTTTTAACCAATGTGAAAAATGATGTGGTTGATGAAAGTAATTTTAAAAGGATTATCTTTAGTCCGGATTATAACTTGTATTTAGATTGATTTTTAGAGTGTCGAGTGGTGGTGATTTTGAGGCTTAAAGGTGTTTGAAGGATTTTTTACAAAACACCTTTAAGTTTTTTGATGTTTTGTAAGTCACTGGGTGTTGCTTTAATAATTGTTGGCGCACTTTGACGCTGTAAAATTAGACATTCATGCTTCTAAGTCATGTATTTGTTTAGATAGGTTAAAACATTCTTAAACTAACTGAGTTTAATGGTGCATTTTTTTGCATGAGTTAACGGTCCTCCTTTTTACAACCTGTATGCAGGCAGGAAGCTGGTCTTAATAACTAATGCACCTGCATTAAAAGCGACACGTTAAGCGCGCAGGCGAGGCGGGGATAGCACTGCGCGCCAGAGGCGGTGACAGCATTTAATTTAATGCGCCTGTGGGCGTCGTGACGGCGCTGATGCTTTGCCGGTCTGCGATGATGTGTTCGTGGGATTGTGCGGCGTGTGGTGTATCTGAGGCTGTCAGGGATGAGGCCGCCCTGAGGCGGCAATTTTTGCGCGGTTACTCTGATTCGAGGCTGTAATCTTTAAAGCGGATCACCTCCATTCCGAGCCAGTCGTTAATCTCTTTAAAACGCTCCTGCAACGGGGTCAGTTCGTTACGCACAAATACCCGCGCCACCTTCTCAACATCCCCCATTGAGCCAATATTTTCCGGCTTGCCGCCCATGAGCTGGAACGGTACGCGGTGCGCATCGAGCAGGTCAGCAGCGCTCACCTTTTTGATATTGAAAAAGTCATCTTTCGTGGCGACCTCACTCAGCGGCACTATCTTGATGCCATCCGGTTTCCCGTTGGGCGCGTAGAAAAACAGGTTTTTAAAATTCCCGAGTCCCTTTGAATCACGCATTGCAAAACGCAGCGATTCGACGTCAGTGCTGCTTTGCGCTGCGTCGGTGACGTACATGATGTAACCCGCGTGCGCGCCATTCTGGTAATACTTGCGACGAAACAGGGTGGCGGATTCATTCAGCCAGGCGGAATTGAGTGCGCTCAGGTATTCCGGCATGCCGTAAAGCTCCTGATTGATATCAGGCTCCAGCAGGTGAAACACCGAGCCGGGTGCGAACTGGTGCGGATTGTTAAAGCTCGATATGTACCAGTAAACGCCATCCTCAACGCCACGACGGGTATATTTAGCCGGTGATGTTTCCAGTTTCAAAAGCTGGCCGGTAACGCTCATGCGCTTCTCAAGATAGCCGTTGGCAAAGACCAGATAATCCAGCACGAGGCGGCTGAAATCCTGACGCGACAGGAGCGGGTGCGGGATGTAGGTGCTCGTCAGGATATTTCGTTTCACGTAAATCGGCGAGCTGTGATGCACGGCGGCGCGCAGGCTTTTTGCCAGACCTGAGAAGTTGACCGGCGGCTCGTACCACTTACCGTTATTGATGCACTCGACATAATCGAGGATATCGCGGCGATCCAGAACGGCTGAAGGCTCGCCAAAGGTGAACGCCTCCATTTTCTGCGGTGCGCTGGCAGTCGTTGTGGCGGGTTTCTTCTGTTGTTTTTTCATGTCAGTTAATATCCAGAATTGACGTTGAATGCATACCACTACCGGCGGAAAGCGGCTCGTTTAACAGGGCGTGCATAGTTGCCCATGCGATGTCTGCGTGGCTGGCCTCTTCGCTGCGGCTGGCCTCATAGGTGGAGCTGCGCCCGCTGCTGGTCATGGTTTTACGGATAGCCATAAATGATTGTGTGATATCGGTTGCCCCGGCGTCGTATTCCAGACATCCGCGTCTGATGGTGTCTTTCGCTTTCAGCACCATCGCGGTTTTCATTTCCGGTGTGTAGCGAATGGCGCGTGCCGCCGGGAAGAACGAGCGCACGAGCTGGTAAACACCCTGGCCGATGCCGGTCGCATCGATGCCGATATACTCGACGCAGTATTTTTCGGTCAGCTCGCGTATGGCCCCGGCCTGCGTCGCAAAATCCATGCCTTTCCACTGGTGACGCTCAAGGATGCGGAACTTGCCACCGGCAACCAGCGGCGGAGCCAGTACAGCGCAACCTGCGCTGTCGCCGGTGTGTGACGGGTCATAGCCAATCCACACCGGACGCCAGTTAAACGGACGGTCGGAAAACGGCTCGAAGTCCTCCCATTCTTCCATCGCATCAACCATGCAGCGCTGCAGCTCCTCGAACGGGAATACCGACGCTTTGTCGTCGACAAACTCACACATGAAGAGGTTGCGGAAATCATCGGCGCTGTTTTCCTGTTTCAGCTGATCCAGATTAAACAGCGTGCATCCCCCGGCGAGCGCGTCCTCGATGGTGACAATCTGCCGCCACTGACCGTCCGGGCACAGCACGCCCCCGGCCAGCGCTTTATGACTGATATCGATGTCGACACGCTCGGCAGCGCTGCTGCGTCCCCGGTTAAACAGCTCACCTGACCAGAACGGATAAGCGCCATGTGCCAGCGTCGAGGGGGTTGAAAAATAGGTGGTGCGCAGGTGGGACTGTGACGCCATCCCCGAGGCGACTTTGCGCAGTTTCTGAAAGTTGGGGATCCAGAAGATTTCATCGACATACAGGTCGCCGTTATGGCTCTGCGCCGTGTTGGAGTTGGTCCCGAGAAAAATCAGCTCTGCGCCATTGTTACCGATGACAATCGGGTCGCCTGACAGGTCGACGTCGACCATGCGGGCAAAGGCGATGATGTACTTTCGGAACACGTAAGCCTGCGTCTTACTGGCTGACAAAAATATCTGGTTTTGCCCGGTTTTCAGGGCGCGCAACAATGACTCGCGGGCAAAGTAAAATGTGGCGCCAATCTGGCGCGATTTGAGGATGTGGCGAATACGGTGCGCGATACCGGCCTTGTGCCAGTTGAGCTGATACTCAAAGGACTGATCGAAGAAAATCTCTTCGAGCTTTTCGATGGCCTCATCGCTGAAAAAATTACGTTTTGGCTTGCGGCGATCGCCTTTGTTGCGGCTGGCAATGTTGGGGTTTAAATCTGCCTCGTTTCCGGTCTGGCCGTAGCGGCTGACGCGTGCGAGCCGTTCCATCTGGCGTGACAGAAAATCAGCGACTTTGAAGTCATGCGGCGTGAGGTCAGGCTTTGCATAAAGCTGAATCAGGCGCGCTTCAAGCGTGGATTCCACGCGGTTAAGCGGGGCGGTTTCCTCCCACCCGTCACGCTGTTTCCAGCTCTGCACGGTCGGGCGCTTGACCTGCAGCGTGTCGGCGATTTGTGGCACGGAAAACCCCTGCCAGAACAGCAGGCGCGCCTGTCGTCGTGGGTCGTGCAAAAGGGAGAGGTCAGTCGAAATGGTCATGGTTGCCTCGTGTCAGTGAATACGGGGCAAGGCTAAGGAAATAGCGGGGCATTATCGCTAACCCCCTGTTGTATCAGGGATCGCACGTCTGCAAGCGGTGGCTGATGCGGGGCGGAGTCGGGAAACTACACCCGAACCGAAAACCCAACATCAGGACACCTGAACAATGGCAAAGAAAGTTTCTAAATGGTTTCGCATCGGCGTCGAGGGTGACACCTGCGATGGCCGTGTCATTAACGGCGATGACATTCAGGACATGGCGGATACCTTTGACCCGCGTGTCTACGGTTGCCGTATTAACCTCGAACACATCAAAAGCCTCTGGCCTGACAGTCCGTTTAAACGCTATGGCGACGTGACCGAAGTGAAAGCGGAAATCATCAGTGATGACTCTGCGCTGAACGGCAAAAAAGCGCTGTTTGGCAAGATTGCACCGCTTGATGAACTGATGAGCATGGTGCGTGCCGGTCAGAAGGTTTACACCTCGATGGAAATTCGCCCGAATTTCTCCAACACCGGTAAATGTTATCTCGTTGGCCTTGCTGTAACCGATGACCCGGCAAGCCTCGGTACGGAATATCTCGAATTCTGCAGCCGTGCTGCGCAGAACCCGCTCGCCGGTAAAAAAGACCAGCCGGGCGACCTCTTCTCGGTGGCCTCCCTTGCTGAGCTGGAATTCGAGGATGTTCCCGACTCCATGCTCAACAGCCTGACCGATAAGGTCAAATCGATTTTTAGCCGCAAACAGGTCAGCGATGACGCCCGTCTTGCTGATGTGCATGAAGCGGTGACCGCCGTCTCTGAGCAGGTACAGACCAACCTGACCGCCACCGAAACGCGCGTCAGTGAGCTGGAAACCGCCTTTGCACAGCTAAAGCAGGACGTGACCAGCCAGACCACGCAAAGCGCGCAGGCGCTTAACGCCCTGAAAAGCTCCCTCGATAACACCGAAAGCTATCGCCAGCCGCGCCGCGAGAAATCGAAAGGTGGGGCGGGTGACGAGCTGCTGACCAACTGCTGACAGACCTGCCGGGTGCGTGTCGCCCGGCCTGATGCCCCTTTTTAGAAAAACAGGAATAACAATGCGTAAAGATACCCGCTTTAAATTCAATGCTTACCTGTCCCGCGTGGCGGAGCTGAACGGCGTCGACACCGACGACGTGGCAAAAAAATTCACCGTTGAGCCGTCCGTGACGCAGACCCTGATGACCACCCTGCAGGCGTCATCCGCGTTTCTGACCAAAATTAATATCGTGCCGGTCGACGAGCTGAAAGGCGAAAAGGTAGGGGTTGGCGTCAACGGCACGATTGCGAGCACCACGGACACCGCCGCCGATGACGAGCGTAAGACTGCTGATTTCACTGCGCTCGAATCCAACAAATACGAATGCGCGCAAATCAACTTTGATTTCCATATTCGTTACAAACAGCTCGACCTGTGGGCGCGTTTTCAGGACTTTCAGACTCGTATCCGTGACGCGATTATCAAGCGTCAGTCGCTCGATTTCATCATGGCCGGTTTCAACGGTATCACCCGCGCGGAGACCTCCAACCGCAAAACGAACCCGATGCTGCAGGATGTCGCGGTGGGCTGGCTGCAGAAATACCGCAATGAAGCTGCCACGCGCGTGATGTCCAACGTCACCGATGATGACGGCAAGGTCATTTACGATGTGATCCGCGTGGGTAAAAACGGTGACTATGAAAACCTCGATGCGCTGGTGATGGATGCGACCACCAACCTGATTGATGAGATTTATCAGGATGACCCGGAGCTCGTCGTTATTACTGGCCGTAAGCTGATGGCGGATAAATATTTCCCGCTGGTTAACAAGGTGCAGGAAAACAGCGAAACGCTGGCCGCTGACATCATCATCAGCCAGAAGCGTATCGGCAACCTGCCTGCTGTGCGCGTGCCGTATTTCCCGGCGAATGCCCTGATGGTGACTCGCCTCGATAACCTGTCGATTTACTTCATGGATGATGCACACCGCCGCGCCATCATCGAGGAGCCGAAAAAGGACCGTGTCGAAAACTACGAGTCGATGAATATTGACTATGTGGTCGAGGCTTACGCCGCCGGTTGTCTGATTGAAAACATCAATCTCGGTGACTTCACCGCACCTGCCGCACCGGAAAGCGGGGAATAAGCCATGACGAGTCCCGCAGCGCGTCACATGATGCGGGTCTCGGCCTCTGAGAATGCGCGGCGGGCTGCTGCTCCGCTGCGCAATGCAACTGCCTATGAGCAGATGCTCGTCAAGCTGGCCGCAGACTGTCGCACGTTAAAACAAATCCGCTCCAATGAACGCAAGGCAGACAAAAAGCGTGAGCTGCTGCCGTTCTATCTGCCGTGGGTGTCGGGTGTCCTCAGCGCCGGAAAAGGGGCGCAGGATGACATTGTCATGACCGTCATGCTGTGGCGTCTCGATGCGGATGACATCGCCGGTGCGCTGGAGATTGCCCGCTATGCGATGACCTATGGCCTGACCATGCCGACCGGCGGCCACCGGCGCACCACGCCGTATTTACTGGCCGAAGAGGTCGCCCTGTCAGCGCAGCGCCTGCTCGATGCGAAACAGCCTGTCGGGCTGTCTCTCCTGCTCGACACCATCGCACTGACCGAACGGGCAGACATGCCGGATATCGTGCGCGCGAAGCTGCACAAAATTACCGGCTACGTGCTGCGTGAGGCTGGCCGTCTGACTGACGCGCTGGCGCACCTGCAGCGTGCGATCCAGTTAGAGCGGGCTGTCGGTGTGAAAAAAGATATTGAACAGCTCGAGCGCGCGCTGAAACCCAAACCAGAACCCGCACCCAAACAGAATAAACCGCGCACGCGCAAACCTGCCGCTAAACCGGCGGCACGGCGCGGGCGTCCCCCGAAAGCGGAAAAAGCCGCAGGTTAACAGAACGCTCCCCGAGCCGGGCGGCACGCCGGTCAATGCGGGTATTGATTGCCCTGACTGCGACCGGCGTCCACCGCCCACCCATTACCCGAGGTTGTCATGACGACAGTGATTATTGAGCCAAAAAAAGAGCCGCAGGATGTGCCGGGCGTGGTGATACCACCACCGGGCGTGAGCGAGCCGGTAATAAAAAATACCTTCTTTTTCCCTGATGTGGATCCGAAGCGTGTGCGCGAGCTGATGCGTCTGGAGCAGACCGTTTCCGCGCTGCGCCTGAATGATGCGATTAAAGCCGGTATGGCTGAAACCAATGCGGAGCTTGCCCTGTGGCGGGTTGAGCAAATGGCCGCAGGGCATGACTCGCTGGCTGATGTGCCTGCCGATGATATTGATGGCGAAAGCGTGCGCTGTTTCCATTATTTCCGCGCCGTCTGCGCCATGACCAGTGCCACGCTGTTTGAGCGCTATCGCGGCATCGATGCGACGGCGAAAGGCGACCGCAAAGCGGAAAGCACCGAGGCGGTTATCGATGAGCTGTGGCGGGATATGCGCTGGTCTGTGGCGCGTATTCAGGACAAGCCGCGCTGTATTGTCGGCCAAATCTGATGAAGGTCTGGGCTATGCAGGGCGACACCCTCGATGCGATTTGCGCCCGGTATTACGGGCGCACTGAGGGCGTCGTTGAAACGGTGCTGCAGGCGAATCCGGGGCTGTCGGAGCTGGGCGTTATTCTGCCGCACGGCACGGCAATCGAACTGCCCGAAACTGACAGCGCCCCGAAAACCGAGACGGTGAATTTATGGGACTGAGTGTGGAAAAAATCACGACGTTTATCGCTTACTGGCTGGCCGTGGGGCTGGCGTATTTCGGGGCGATGTCCCCCGAAAAGCTTGCGCTCTATGTGGGGAGTGCCTGCGCCATTTTTACCGCGCTGACTAATTACTGGTTTAAGCGCAAAACCTACCGCTACCTGACCTCACTCGGACTCGATAAGGAGGCTGTCCGTGAGCTCAATCATTAAACGCTGCAGTGTGGCCGCCGTGCTGGCGCTGGCGGCACTGGTGCCTGACTTTCGTCTGCTTAACACCTCGCCCGAGGGGCTTGCACTGATTGCCGACCTCGAAGGATGTCGCCTGACACCTTACCAGTGCAGCGCGAGAGTGTGGACGTCGGGCATCGGCCACACTGCCGGGGTGGTCCCGAAAGGGGATATCACAGAGCGACAGGCGGCGGAGAATCTCGTTTCCGATGTGCTTAACGTCGAGCAACGGCTCGCGGTCTGTGTGCCGGTGGATATGCCACCGCGCGTCTATGACTCGCTGGTCAGTTTTGCGTTTAACGTCGGAACCGGTGCGGCCTGCAGGTCGACGCTGGTCTCGTATCTCAAACGTCATCAGTGGTGGCAGGCGTGCGACCAGCTCACCCGCTGGGTGTATGTCAATGGCACAAAAAACAAAGGGCTGGAGAACCGCCGCGCGCGGGAGCTGGCGTATTGCATGAAAGGAGTGACTCAATGAAACAACACATTACCTCACTGATTTTTGATTTCCTGCTGGCGCTGATGCTGCTTATGGGGCTGACGAACCCGCAGAGCGTGGCGGTCAATTTCGTTGCTGTATGGGCGCTGTTTGGCTGTCTGGTCTGCATTGCTGCCAGCATCGCCGGTGTGGCTGCCTATGAGCACTGGCAGGGAAACCGGCAAAAGGGTATCCCGCTGAATGATGCGGTAATGAAGATTTTTCGTTTTGTGTTTTGTCGTAAACCTTCCCCGCTGCACCGCTTCTGGTCGCTGCTTATTTTTGCTGGCGTTTTTTCCTGTCTGGTAGGCGCGGGATGGGTGTTTACAGCGCTGCTGTATCTGATTTGTGTTCTGGTGTTTAACGCTGTGCGCACTGCTTACCGTCAGCGCATCGAGGGGGAGGGGATGTGTCCAGATTCATTGTGATCCTTCTGGTTGCTGTGCTGGCCGGGTTGCTGTGGCTGCGATATGAAAATGCGAACCTATCCCGGTCATTTGAGAAGGCGAATCGCGTCGCCAGTGCGCAAAAGACGACGATTGGCATGCTGAAAAATCAGCTTGCCGTATCGCAGCGAATCGCCAGGGCGAATGAGGATGCGGAGGTCAGGCTCGGTGATGAACTGGCCGTTGCCGGTGAGCAGGCGGCAAGGCGGGAAGAAACCATAATGAGGCTGATGAATGAAAATGAGACGTTACGCCGCTGGTACAGCGATAAGTTGCCTGATGCTGTGCGCCGGTTGCACATCCGAACCGGCTGCGCCTCCGCCGCCCGTTGTTTACAACGCCTGCCCGAAGGTGAGCCTCTGCCCGATGCCGGGAAGCGACCCCGTCACTAACGGTGATCTGAGTGCCGATATTCGCAGGCTGGAGCACGCGCTCACCGCCTGTGCGATTAAGGTCGAAACTATCAAAGACTGTCAGGATAAAATCGATGCAGAAAATGAAAAGCCTGCGAAAAGCGCTGAATGACGCCGTACCACAGCTCCTGAATAACCCCGAGATGATGCGTATCTTTGCCGACGAGGGGAATATCGATGCGCGTCTCGCGGCTTCGCTGTCCCATGAAAAGAAATACACGCTGAATGTGATCGTGTGTGACTTTGTCGGCGACCCCGACCTGATTTTTGTGCCGGTGGCGGCGTGGCTGCGAGAAAACCAGCCAGATATCTGCACGCTCGATGACGGACGCAAAAAGGGCTATCGATTCCAGATGGACTTAAATGACGGGGACAATGTTGATATCAGTATCAGCCTGCAACTGACGGAACGCACCCTTGTCCGAGAGGAAAACGGCGCATTACACGTCAGCTATGCCCCGGAGCCACCCCTGCCGGAGCCTGTCACCCGTCCGACCGAGCTCTATATCAATGGCGAGCTGGTGAGTAAATGGGATGAGTGAATTAACGCCTTTTGATGACCAACTGGCAGGGCTTATCGGAGCATTGTCACCGGAGTCTCGCCGTAAGCTGGCCGTTGATATTGCGAAGGAGCTGCGCAGATCTCAACAGCAACGCATCAAACAGCAAAAAGCGCCTGATGGCACGCCGTATCAGGCGCGAAAGCGCCAGCCGCTCAGGGCGAAAAAAGGGCGGATAAAACGGACGATGTTTCAAAAGCTGCGAACGAGTCGCTACATGAAAGCCATTGGGCACAATGATACTGCTGTGGTGGAGTTTACCAGCAAAGTACAACGCATCGCTCGGATTCATCAGTTCGGACTCAAAGACCGCCCAAATCCGCATAGTCAGGATATCCAGTATGCAGAGCGCAATTTGTTAGGGGTCAATCGGGCTGATAAAAAACTTATTGAGAGTTTTATTATTAAACATCTGGCTTAAGTACCAGCTGTTCAACTATAACCTAGTGCTACTAATTCTTGATGGTGGTTAAGCAGGTCGGCCAGTCCGCAGTGAGAAATAAACATAGCCGTGGTGTCAGTCCTCGTATGTCTGAGTAACGGTGAGTGTTTTATGAAATTTCGATGAGCATTAATTTTTTTTTTTTGCAAAATTCATTATGAAATCTTGGTCTTATTGCTATAGTCTTAGCGTAGTATCAATTCTTGAGTGATAAATAGGACTTTTAAAGGAATTTATATGACACCTATACAGAGGATTGCGGATTGGTCTCAAAGGAAACCAGTCTGGTGGAAACATGCTTTACGGCTTTCATTGGTTAATGGAAAATTAGATCAGGATAATTTTGATAGCATATTAAAAATAGCTTATATGGAACACGGGTTATTAGAGATTGATGAAATCTATAGGGAGTCTGCGAAGCCTATAGATTTCAAAGGATATACAGCAGAACAATATGAAGTGTCGATAAGATCCCTTTATGATGTGAAGGGGGTCGGATTGCTTGCAGAAAATCAAAAAATAAACTTCGCTAATGAAGGTTTGTTTATCGTTTACGGTGATAACGGTGCAGGTAAGTCAAGTTATGCAAGTATTTTAAAAAATACATGTTTAACTCGAGGGGAGTGCCCTCAGATAATGGGAAATATTTTCTCCAAAGAACAAATATCCCCGCAAGCAAAAATATCTGTATCATGTAATGGTCAGGACGAGACTTATGCTTGGGATAAAAACACCCCGAGCATAGAAGCTTTGAAGTCAATTAGAGTTTTTGACAGTTCATCTGCAAGTCATTATGTTAATAAAGAAGATGCACTTGGATTTAGGCCAATTGGTTTAAACTTGCTTGCAGAGTTAGTAAGAGCTGTTAATAGTGTTAAGTCATATATAGATGAAGACTTAATGCCAGGTAATGGTTTAATTAAGCTGGCTGAGTTGAACTCGTCAAGTATTACAGCTGATTTATTATCTAATTTATCGGCTGAGACAAGCGAAGATGAAGTGAGTAAGCATATCGCAACTCCTGATGAGTTGCAAAATATAGAACCACTAAGAGTTGAGATTTTACAATATAAATCGCAGACGGCAGAAACTATAAGAAACACATTGCAACAAAATAAAGCTATCCTGACGCCCTTGAAGATCTTTTGCGACAATGCATTAAAATTGCTGGATGATAAAGCTCTTGATGCACTTCAGCTTCTTAAAGTTGAAAAAGAAAGAACAGAAACACTTTCTGAGGAATTAAGAAAGGCCACCCTCAATAGCTTACCTTTGGAAAATATTGCTGGACTGAGTTGGCAAAAGTTATGGCAAGCTGCGAAGCTATTTATTGAGCAGGAAGAAAAAGAACAAAATTTTCCTATGATTAAAGGAGAATACTGTCCTCTTTGTTTGCAGGAAGTTGGAGAGGAAAGCGAAGTTCGAATGGCTTCTCTTAATCAGTATATAAATAATCAAACCGCTAAAGATGCTAAACTTGCAAAAGAAAACTATGATAATGCTATAAAAAGCATTAACTCTCTTTCGTTAACTTTGACACCTTATTTAGCAGCGATTACGTTTTTGAACAAACATAATAATTTGCTTGGTGAGGAAATAAACTCGCTGTTCTCCGCTTTGGAAAGTAGAAAGAAAATATTGACAGGAGTTGTGAATCTTCCACAACTTCCAATAAATGTGGCCTGCGTTAATAAATTAAAAGACATTATAGGACATATCGATATAGAGTTGTTAAGTGTCAGTTCAGATGAGGAATTACTGGCTTTGATAGCTAAAAAAGAGGCGGAATTACTTCATCTTGAAGATAAGAAATATGTTTCTGAAAATATTGATAGTATAATTTCAAATATCAGAAGATATAAAAGAATCAAAAGTCTTGAAAGTATTCAATCTCAGTGCGTCACTACATCCATTTCAACTCTTTCAGCCAGTATTAACCGCTCGGGTGTTGTTGAGCCGCTTATTTCTGCGTTTGATGCTGAATTAAAGAGCTTTGGCTTTGATCGTTTTAAGATAAAAGTTGATTCTCGAAATCGTTCCGGTGTTCAGCAGTTCAGGTTATCCCTTGCAGATGAAAATGATAACGTCATTGGTGCCCTTGGAGTTGCTAGCGAAGGAGAGCAGCGCTGTATTGCAATTGCTAGCTTCTTAGCAGAAATGATCGCAGACTCAAGGAAATCAGCAGTAATATTTGATGACCCTGTAAACTCACTAAGTCATGAATGGAGTCGTCGTGTAGCGAAAAGATTAGTTTTAGAATCCAAAAATCGACAAGTGATTGTATTAACACATAATATAGTATTTTATAAACTATTGCTTGAAGTTGCTGAAGGCATTGAGGCGCAACATTCTAGCATAGCACTTGAGCGCTCACGAAGGTTTGCAGGGCTTGTTAGAGAGTCGGCTCCTTGGGAAGCTATGACTACTCGTAGCAGATACAACTCACTGAAGGTTATGTTGCAAGAATTAAAACGTTTAGATAAAAAAGACGAAACGACAGGTACTGAGTTTCGTGATTCGTGTTACCGCTTTTATGGATCCTTGCGTGAAACATGGGAGAGGTTGGTAGAGGAGAAACTACTTAATAAAGTAGTGACACGATTTGAACGTGGGGTTTCTACGCAGCGCTTGGCGAGGCTTGTTGATATTTGCCAAGAGGATATAGATAAAGTAGATATGGCCATGACGAAATGTAGCACGTATTTCAGAGGGCACGATAGTGCTGCTGCGGTAGGCGACCCATATCCAACAATTGAAGAAGTTGAAGAGGATTTAAATGCTCTTTTTAAATTTTTAACTGAGTTGGAAGAGAAGCCTCGAAAACGAACTTGATGTAATTATTCTAAGCCTCGCTGAAAATGTGGGGCTTTATGAAGTAAGCGGTGCAAAGGATAAAGGTTAAGAGTTATTTGATGTATATGTAATGTTGGGTTTGTAACTTAATAGTAAATATCTGTTCGATATTACTTTTCTACTAAATGGTTGTTTTTTAGTTAGTGTCTTTGTGATTTTTAAATAAATAACTTCACGCCGATCTTTAAGTTCGTTGTGTCATCCACTATAAAACTCCGCCTGATTGCCGCTGGCCTTGCCCGGCGGCATCCTTTCCCCATGAATACGTTAAATTCCATTCAGGATATCGCCCGCGCGATCCGAAACCTTATCCGCACCGGCATTGTGACCGCAGTCAATCCCGATGAGGGGCTCTGTCGTGTCCAGACCGGTGGCATGCAAACCACATGGCTAAACTGGCTGACCTGCCGCGCCGGTCGCTCGCGGGTCTGGTGGGCTCCCTCGGTTGGCGAACAGGTGCTCATTCTTGCCATTGGCGGCGAGCTCGATACCGCCTTTGTGCTGCCCGGCATTTTCTCTGATGACTGCCCCGCGCCGTCGACCTCCCCTGATGCCTTTCACGTTTCCTTTCCTGACGGGGCGGTTATCGAGTACGAACCAGAAAGCGGGGCGCTCACGGTAAGCGGTATTAAAACCGCTGACGTCACCGCGTCGGACGCCATTACCGCAACTGTGCCGCTGGTACTGGTCAAAGCGTCCACCCGTATCACGCTCGATACCCCCGAGGTGGTCTGCACCAACAAACTGACCACGGCCACGCTTGAGGTGCAAAAGGGCGGGAAGATGAGCGGCAACATCGAGCACGGCGGCGGCACGTTTAAATCAAACGGCGTGCAGGTGGATGACCACGGCCACGGTGGTGTTAAAGGCGGGGATAACTGGACGCAGGGGACAAAATGACAACGAGCTATCTGGGCATGAACAGTCATACCGGGCTCAGTATTTCTGAGGTTGAGCATATCAGGCAGAGCGTGCGCGACATTCTGGTCACGCCGGTTGGCTCGCGTGTGATGCGTCGTGAATACGGCTCGCTGCTGTCGGCGCTTATTGACCAGCCGCAGACCCCGGCGCTGCGCCTGCAGATTATGGCCGCGTGCTATTCCGCGATCCAGAAGTGGGAGCCGCGCGTCAGCCTGACCACCATCACCTTTGAACGCGGGGAGAATGACGGTGCGATGTATGTCGATATCACCGGCACGCGGTCAGCGTCAGGCCAGTCTTTTTCTATCACCATTTCACTGAGTTAAACACTATGGCTATTGTTGACCTGAGCCTGCTCGCTGCGCCTGCAGATTATGGCCGCGTGCTATTCCGCGATCCAGAAGTGGGAGCCGCACGTCAGCCTGACCACCATCACCTTTGAACGCGGGGAGAATGACGGTGCGATGTATGTCGATATCACCGGCACGCGGTCAGCGTCAGGCCAGTCTTTTTCTATCACCATTTCACTGAGTTAAACACTATGGCTATTGTTGACCTGAGCCTGCTCGCTGCGCCTGATGTGGTGGATGAGCTGGACTATGAAACCATTCTGGCAGAGCGAAAGGCGACGCTTGTCTCACTGTATCCCGAGGAACAGCAGGAGGCGGTCGCGCGCACGCTGACGCTTGAATCTGAGCCGATTGTTAAATTGCTGCAGGAGAACGCTTACCGGGAGGTTATCTGGCGTCAGCGCGTGAATGAATCGGCGCGCGCGGTCATGCTGGCGTATGCCGCCGGTAATGACCTCGATAACATCGGCGCAAATTTCAGCGTCGGGCGTCTTGTTATCACGCCTGCAGATGAGACCACACTGCCGCCCACACCTGCCGTTATGGAGTCGGACACCGATTACCGTCTGCGTATTCAGCAGGCGTTTGAAGGAATGAGCGTGGCCGGGTCTGGCGGTGCTTATCAGTTCCATGGCCGCAGCGCTGACGGGCGGGTCGCAGATATCTCAGTGACCAGCCCGTCACCCGCCTGCGTGACGATTTCTGTGCTGTCGCGTGAAAACAACGGCGTCGCCTCTGATGAGCTGCTCACTGTTGTCCGTAACGCACTTAATGCCGAAGATGTCAGACCGGTCGCCGACCGTGTGACGGTGCAGTCAGCCGATATTGTTAACTACCAGATAACCGCCTCGCTTTATCTCTATCCCGGTCCCGAGAGTGAACCCATTCGCGCCGCTGCCGTGAAAAAGCTGGAGGGATATATCAGTGCGCAGCACCGCCTCGGGCGTGACATTCGTCTGTCTGCCATTTATGCCGCGCTGCATGTCGAGGGTGTCCAGCGTGTGGAGCTGGCCGCGCCGGTGGCTGACCTCGTGCTCAGCAGTGCGCAGGCGTCATTTTGCACTGATTACAGCATTGTGATCGGGGGCTCGGATGAGTGATACCCGTCTGCTGCCGGTGGGCTCGTCACCGCTTGAAGTGGCGGCGGCGCGTGCCTGCGCGGATATCGAAAACACCCCCGTCCCGCTGCGTCGTCTGTGGAGTCCCGACACCTGCCCGGCAAATTTGCTGCCGTGGCTGGCGTGGGCGTTTTCTGTCGACCGCTGGGATGAGAACTGGCCGGAGGAAACGAAGCGCGCGGTCATCCGTGGTGCGTACTTCATTCACTGCCACAAAGGCACTATCGGCGCTGTTCGTCGGGTGGTGGAGCCGCTCGGCTATGTCATCAACGTCACGGAGTGGTGGGAGACCAACGACCCGCCCGGCACATTCCGGCTTGATATTGGTGTGCTGGAAAGCGGTATCACTGAGGAAATGTATTTTGAAATGGAGCGCCTGATTGCGGATGCTAAGCCTGCCAGCCGTCATCTGATTGGTTTGAATATTATCCAGGACATTCCCGGTTATATGTATGTCGGTGGTGTGGTGTATGACGGCGACATTATTACGATTTATCCCGGATGAGTGAGGAATAATGAGCACGAAATTTAAAACAATTATTACCACTGCCGGTGCTGAGAAACTGGCGGCAGCCACTGTGCCGGGTGGTAAAAAAGTGAACCTTACAGCGATGGCTGTTGGTGATGGCGGCGGCACGTTGCCGGAGCCAAACGCCGGTCAGACAAAGCTCATTAATGAGGTCTGGCGTCATGCGCTGAATAAAATCAGCCAGGACAATAAAAATAAAAACTACATCGTGGCAGAACTGGTCATCCCTCCTGATGTGGGCGGTTTCTGGATGCGCGAGCTGGGTCTGTATGATGATGCAGGCACGCTGATTGCCGTTGCCAATATGGCCGAAAGTTATAAGCCGAAGCTGGCCGAGGGCTCGGGGCGTGCGCAGACCTGTCGTATGGTGATTATTGTCAGCAGTATCGCCTCAGTGGAGCTGTCCATTGACGCGACAACGGTGATGGCGACGCAGGATTATGTCGACGACAAACTGGCAGAGCATGAGCAGTCCCGCCGCCATCCTGACGGCACGCTGAAAGAAAAAGGCTTTGTGCAACTCAGCAGCGCTACCGACAGCACGTCTGAGAGCCTCGCAGCGACGCCAAAGGCAGTTAAGGCGGCGTATGACCTTGCCAGTGGTAAATATACGGCTCAGGACGCGAGCACGGCGCAGAAAGGTCTGGTGAAGCTCAGCAGCGCGACCGACAGCACGTCTGAGACGCTCGCCGCGACGCCGAAAGCGGTTAAGACGGCGTATGACCTTGCCAGTGGTAAATATACGGCTCAGGACGCGAGCACGGCGCAGAAAGGTCTGGTGAAACTCAGCAGCGCTACCGACAGCACATCTGAGACCCTCGCCGCGACACCGAAAGCGGTCAAAGACGCTAACGACAACGCAGATAAACGACTGGCTAAAGAGCAGAACGGCAGGGATATCCCCGAAAAAGATGTATTCGTGCGCAACATCGGCGCAGCGCGGGCTTTCAGTGGCACGGTAAGTATTGGCGGGGGCGGTGACTGGACGACTGCGGAGTTTATCGCCTGGCTGGAGCAGCAAGGTGCGCTTAATCATCCGTACTGGATGTGCAAAGGGTCATGGTCTTACGGTGATAACAGAACTATTACCGATACCGGGTGCGGGAATATCCAGCTAGCCGGTGCGGTTGTCGAGGTTATGGGCGTGCGTGGCGCGATGACCCTTCGTGTCACGACACCTACAACCGCAACGGCGGGGGTTACAAATGCGCAGTTCACATACGTCAATCATGGGGATGGTTATTTACCGGGCTGGCGACGGGATTTTAATACGGCAAATCCGCCACCAGTATCATACCCTGTCGGCGCGCCGATTCCGTGGCCATCCGATAACGTTCCGCACGCTCATGCCTTAATGCAGGGACAACCTTTTGATAAATCAGTCTATCCGTTGCTCGCCGTGGCGTATCCCTCCGGCGTTATTCCTGATATGCGCGGCCAGACGATAAAGGGCAGACCTGATGGCCGTGCTGTCCTTTCTCAGGAGCTGGACGGCATTAAGTCACACGACCACGGTGCAACGGTCGCAAGCACCGACCTCGGAAACCGCGATACAACGGGATTTGATTACGGTAATAAATCTGTTTCGGCTTTTGACTATGGCACGAAATCAACAAACAGCGGAGGCGAACACGCCCACTCGTTAGATGTTTATTATCTCAACACTTCCCAGCAGGCAGCGAAAGTCGGTGCCGGTGGTCAGTGGGCTGGCGGGGTGGGAACTCAGGGAACTTATGCAGGTGGGGCGCATGCTCATTCTGTTGGTATTGGTGCGCATGATCACATTGTTGGTATCGGAGCGCATGCCCACTCTGTCTACATTGGTGCGCACAGCCACGGCGTGACCGTTTCGCCGTCTGGTCATGCAGAAAACACCGTAAAAAATACCGCATTTAATTATTTAGTGAGGCTTGCATAATGGCTTTTAAAATGACCAGCACCAACCGGGTTATTACGATTTACAACCTGTCATCTGCCACGAATGAATTTATCGGTCAGGGTGATGGATTTATTCCTGCTAATACGGGCCTGCCTGCCTACAGCACCGATATTGCGCCCCCAAAAGTGACGGCGGGTTTTGTGGCTGTTTTCGATGCTCAGGCTAATAAATGGTCTCGGGTGGAAGACCACCGCGGGACAACCGTCTATGACATCAGCACCGGTCAGCCCGTTGTTATTGAAAAGCTGGGCGCTCTGCCTGATAACGTTGTGTCGGTTGCGCCTGACGGGGAGTATGTTAAATGGGATGGCGCTAAGTGGGTCCACGATGCCGAAGCGGAAAAAACATTTCGTCAGGGACAGGCGGCGCAGGAAAAAGCAAACCTGCTGATTATAGCAACATCGACCATCGCTCCCCTGCAGGATGCTGTTGATATGGAGATGGCAACGGAAGACGAAGCCGCGCGTTTACTCGCATGGAAAAAATATCGCGTCATGCTCAACAGGGTCAAACCCGAAGATGCACCCGATATCACATGGCCGGAACTCCCCGCATAACCGGTATCACTCAGGCGGGCGGTTGCCCGCGCTTTCCTGCCTCCGGTTGTGCCAGACCTTATCCAACCCTGACAAATAGCCCGCCATCACCACACAACAGAAAATACACTCACCCTTAACCACGGAGTTAAACGGATGAGTGATTTTCATCATGGCGTAGAGGTCATCGAGATTAACGATGGCGTGCGCACCATTTCCACCGTCTCAACGGCCATCATCGGCATGGTCTGCACGGCCAGCGATGCTGACGAAAAGACATTTCCCCTCAATGAGCCGGTGCTCATTACCAACGTACAAAGTGCTATCGGCAAGGCGGGCAAAAAGGGGACGCTGTCGACGTCCCTGCAGGCCATCGCTGACCAGTGTAAGCCGGTTATTGTGGCCGTGCGCGTGGCCGAAGGCGCAGAAGACCCGGACGACCCGGAGGCCGGGAAGAAACAAACGATTTCCAACATCATCGGCACGACCGACGAAAACGGCAAATACACCGGCCTGAAAGCGCTGCTGACGGCGCAGACCGTCACCGGCGTGAAGCCGCGCATTCTCGGCGTGCCGGGTCTTGATCCGCAGGAAGTGGCGACGGCGCTCGCGTCCACCTGCCAGAGCCTGCGCGCCTTTGGCTATGTCAGTGCGTGGGGCTGTAAAACCATTTCTGATGCCATCAACTACCGCGAGAATTTCAGCCAGCGTGAGCTGATGGTTATCTTCCCGGATTTTCTGGCATGGGACACCACGGCGAATGAGACTGCGACAGCCTGGGCAACGGCGCGCGCGCTCGGTCTGCGTGCCAAAATTGACCAGACCGTCGGCTGGCATAAAACCCTGTCAAACGTCGGCGTGAATGGTGTCACCGGCGTCAGCGCCTCGGTGTCGTGGGATTTGCAGGAGCCCGCGACTGACGCCAACCTGCTTAACAAAGCCGGTGTTACGACGCTTATCCGCAATGACGGTTTCAAGTTTTGGGGAAACCGCACCTGCTCAGATGACCCGCTTTTCCTGTATGAGAACTACACCCGCACCGCGCAGGTACTGGCCGACACGATGGCGGAGGCGCATGCGTGGGCGATGGATAAACCCATTACCCCGACCCTCATTCGCGACATCGTTTCGGGCATCAATGCCAAATTCCGCGAGCTGAAAAATAACGGGTATATCGTTGACGGCTCCTGCTGGTATGACCCGGAGTCGAACGAGACCGCGACTCTCAAAGTCGGGAAGCTGTATATCGATTACGACTACACCCCCGTCCCGCCGCTGGAGAACCTGACCCTGCGCCAGCGCATCACCGATACCTATCTGGCGAACCTGTCAGACTCGGTCAACAGCTAAGGAGCTCAGATCATGGCGTTACCCCGCAAACTTAAATATCTGAATATGTTCAACGATGGCCTCAGCTACATGGGCGTCGTTGAGTCCGTCACCCTGCCAAAGCTGACCCGCAAGCTGGAGAAATATCGCGGCGGCGGGATGCCGGGTGCGGTATCAATTGACCTCGGCCTCGATGACGACGCGCTGTCGCTGGAATGGACGCTCGGCGGTCTGCCTGACGTTGAACTGTGGGCGCAGTATGCCTCGCCGGACGCTGACAGTGTGCCGCTGCGCTTTACAGGCTCTTTCCAGCGTGATGACACCGGCGCGATTTCTGCCGTCGAGGTGGTGATGCGTGGCCGTCACAAAGATTATGACGGCGGTGAGAACAAGCAGGGCGAAAGCGGCACGACCAAAATGTCGACAGAGTGCGCCTATTACCAGCTCACGATTGATGGCCGCGAAGTCATCGAGATTGACGTCGTTAACATGGTGCTGAAAGTCGACGGCGTCGACCGTCTGGCGGAGCACCGCCGGGCGATTGGCCTGTAATCCCTTACCCGGTCAGTGAGGCTGGCCGGTCACTTTTCCTGATGAGAATACCCATGAAAAATATCAATGAAACTGCCGTTGCTGACACTGAAACCGTCAATCCGAATGTGGTGATTTTTGACACTCCGCTGATGCGCGGCGAGCAGAAAATTGAACAGGTCACGCTGACCAAACCGAATGCCGGAACCCTGCGCGGGGTGTCGCTGGCCTCGCTGGCGAATTCCGACGTTGATGCGCTGATTAAAGTGCTGCCGCGCATGACGTATCCCGCACTGACTGAGCACGAGGTCACGCGCCTCGATGCGTCTGATCTGATTTCGCTGGCCGGGAAGGTGGTCGGTTTTTTGTCGCCTGCTTCGGGGCGCTGACCTTTCCGAAAAACCTGTCGGTCGATGACCTGATGGCGGATATCGCGGTGATTTTCCACTGGCCGCCATCAGAGTTACATTCCCTGAGCGTGACCGAGCTCCTGACATGGCGCGACAAGGCGCTGCAACGAAGCGGAAACCATCATGAGCAATAACGTCAGAATCGAGGTGCTGCTGAATGCCGTCGACCGGGCAAGCCGACCGCTCAAAGCCATTCAGAACGCCAGCAAATCCCTGTCCGGTGACATCCGTACCTCACAGAAAAGCCTGCGCGAGCTGAATGCGCAGGCATCCCGTATCGACGGATTCCGAAAAGCCAGCGCACAGCTTGCTGTGACCGGTCACGCGCTTGATAAAGCGAAACAGGAAGCCGAAGCACTCGCCACGCAGTTTAAAAATACGGAGCGCCCGGCGCGTGCGCAGGCGCAGGTGCTTGAATCCGCGAAGCGTGCCGCCGAAGGGCTGCAGACGAAATACAACAGCCTCACGGAGTCAGTAAAGCGCCAGCAGCGCGAGCTCGGTGCGGCGGGGATTAATACCCGTAATCTGGCAAATGATGAGCGGGGGCTTAAATCCCGCATCAGTGAAACCACCGCGCAGCTTAACCGTCAGCGGGAGGCGCTGGCGAAAGTCAGTGCACAGCAGGCGAAGTTAAGTCGGGTGAAAGAACGGTATCAGGCCGGTAAATCACTGGCCGGTAACGCGGCGGCGGCGGGCGCTGCCGGTGTCGGTATTGCGACGGCGGGAACGATGGCCGGGGTTAAGCTGCTGACGCCGGGCTATGAGTTTGCACAGAAGAACTCAGAGCTGCAGGCGGTGCTTGGTATCGACAAACAGTCACCCGAAATGCAGGCGCTGCGCAAACAGGCGCGCCAGCTCGGGGACAATACGGCGGCCTCTGCCGATGATGCGGCGGGGGCGCAGATTATTATCGCCAAAAGCGGCGGGGATGCGGCGGCGATTCAGGCGGCGACACCGGTCACGCTGAATATGGCGCTGTCCAACAAGCGCACGATGGAAGAGAACGCCGCGCTGCTGACCGGGATGAAATCAGCGTTTCAGCTTTCAAACGACAAGGTCACGCATATTGGTGATGTTCTCTCGATGACGATGAACAAAACCGCAGCCGACTTTGACGGGATGAGCGATGCGCTGACCTATGCCGCGCCGGTGGCGAAAAATGCCGGGGTAAGTATCGAGGAAACCGCCGCGATGGTGGGGGCGCTGCACGACTCCAGAATCACCGGCTCGATGGCGGGAACGGGAAGCCGTGCCGTCATGAGTCGCCTGCAGGCACCGACCGGCAAAGCTTACGATGCTATCAAAGAGCTCGGGGTGAAAACCTCCGACAGCAAGGGCAACACCCGCCCGATATTTTCCATTCTGAAAGAAATGCAGCGCAGTTTTGAGAAAAATAATCTCGGGACGGGTCAGCGCGCGGAATACATGAAAACCATTTTCGGGGAGGAAGCCAGCTCGGCGGCCGCTGTGCTGATGACGGCGGCCTCAACCGGCAAGCTCGATAAGCTCACCGCCGCGTTTAAAGCCTCGGACGGCAAGACTGAGGAGCTGGTTAAGGTTATGCAGGATAACCTCGGCGGCGACTTCAAAGAATTTCAGTCAGCCTATGAGGCGGTCGGGACCGACCTGTTTGACCAGCAGGAGGGCTCACTGCGTAAGCTGACGCAGACGGCCACGCAATATGTGCTCAGACTCGACGGCTGGATCCAGAAAAATAAGGGGCTGGCGACCACCCTCGGCGTGGTGGTCGGGGGTGCGCTGGCGCTGACTGGTGTGATGGGCGGGATTGGCCTTATCGCATGGCCGGTGGTGATGGGGATTAATGCCATCATTGCGGCGGCTGGCGTGCTCGGCGTGGTTTTCAGTACGGTCGGCGGCGCGATTGTCACGGCTATTGGCGCAATCAGTCTGCCGGTGCTGGCGGTTGCCGGGGCGGTGGTGGCCGGGGCGCTGCTTATCCGTAAATACTGGGAGCCGATTGGCGCATTTTTCTCGGGGGTGGTGGAGGGGCTGAAAGCCGCCTTTGCCCCGGTGGGGGCGATGTTTTCCCCGCTCGCGCCGGTGTTTGATGCCATTGCGGAAAAGCTGGGCGTTGTCTGCCAGTGGTTTAAAGACCTGCTTGCACCGGTGAAAGCCACGCAGGACACGCTCGACAGTTGCAAAAATGTCGGCGTGGCATTTGGTCAGGCGCTGGCTGATGCGCTGATGACGCCGCTCAACCTGTTTAACAGCCTGAGCGGCAAGGTTGACTGGCTGCTGGAGAAACTCGGCGTTATCAAAAAAGAATCGACCGACCTCGACCAGACTGCAGCCAACGCGGATAAGGCTTCACCGGGTGGCGGGTATATCCCTGCGACAGCGAGTTATGGCGGGTATCAGGCGTATCAGCCGGTCACTGCGCCTGCAGGCCGGTCTTATATCGACCAGAGTAAAAGCGAATACAGCATCACTCTGCAGGGCGGCGTTGCACCGGGTGGAGACCTTGACCGCCAGCTCCGCGACGCCGTCGATAAACTTGACCGTGAAAAGCGCGCGCGTCAGCGATCCAACATGAGACTCGACTGAGAGAGGGGGCAAAATGTTAATGGTGCTGGGCTTTTTTGTGTTTGAACGGCGCACCCTGCCGCATCAGTCGATGCAGTATTCGAAGGACTACCGCTGGGTGTCCAATGACCGTATCGGCAAACGACCGGCTTATCAGTTTCTCGGGGAGGGGGAGACCTCGCGCACCCTGTCGGGGACGCTTTACCCTGAAATCACCGGCGGGCGGCTGTCGTTGCAGGCCATCGAGCTGATGGCCGACGAGGGGCGTGCGTGGCCGCTGATTGACGGAACCGGCATGATCCACGGGATGTACGTTATCGATAAAGTGACTCATAACCACACCGAGCTTTTCAGCGACGGCGCAGCGAGAAAAATCGAGTTCACTTTGTCCCTGAAACGCGTCGACGAGTCGCTCGCGGCCATGTATGGCGACCTGAAAACGCAGGCGGATAATCTGGTCACGTCTGCCAGTGAATGGGCGGGAGGGCTGGCAGGATGATAACGGGAATGAATATTCAGGCCGGGGCGCGTGTTGCCCCTGCGTATATGCTCACGCTGGACGGGGAGGATATCACGCAGAATTTCAGCGACCGGCTTATCGGCCTGACCATGACCGACAATCGCGGATTTGAGGCTGACCAGCTCGATATTGCGCTCGATGATACCGACGGGCTGGTCGAGCTGCCACCGCGCGGGGCATCGCTGACGCTGTGGCTGGGCTGGCAGGGATCCGCACTGGTCAACAAGGGGAGTTTCACGGTTGATGAAATCGAGCACCGGGGCGCGCCTGATACGTTGACCATCCGGGGACGTAGTGCAGATTTTCGCGGCTCGCTGAACTCCAGACGCGAGCAGTCATGGCACGACACCACGCTCGGGGTGATTGTGGAGACCATCGCGCAGCGTAATAAGCTGACGGCCAGTGTTGCTGACGCCCTGAAAGCCATCGCCATTCCCCATATCGACCAGACGCAGGAATCCGACGCGGCGTTTTTATCCCGCCTTGCTGAGCGTAACGGTGCATCCGTGTCGGTGAAAACCGGGAAGTTATTATTCCTGAAAGCCGGTAGTGCGATGACGGCCAGTGGTAAGCCTATCCCCCAAATGACCGTCGAGCGTGGCGACGGCGACCGCCATCAGTTCGCCATTGCAGACCGGGAGGCGTACACCGGCGTGACGGCGAAATGGCTACACACCAAAGACCCCAAACCACAAAAGCAAAAGGTGAAGCTCAAACGTAAACCCAAAGAGCAGCATCTGCGCGCGCTGCAGCACCCGAAAGCCGCTAAAACATCGACAAAGGCCAGAGAGAAAAAGGCGCAGGAAGCGCGGGAAGGTGAGTATATGGCCGGAGAGTCTGACAACGTTCTTGAGCTCACGACCATCTATGCCACAAAGGCGCAGGCCATGCGCGCGGCTCAGGCAAAGTGGGACAAGATACAGCGAGGCGTGGCGGAGTTTTCCATTACGCTTGCCACTGGCCGGGCTGATTTATTTCCTGAAACACCGGTTGCCGTGAAAGGCTTTAAGCGCGTGATAGACGAGCAGGCATGGATAATCAGCCGTGTGGTGCACAGCCTTAACGGGAGTGGCTTCACGACGGGCTTAGAGCTTGAGGTTAAGGTTTCTGATGTGGAGTATGAGAGCGAGGAAATAGAGCAGTAATTTACTATATGTATTTGTTTTGTAAGGTTAAAATGAGTAAAATCACTGTATTGAAAACGCTCAGAGGTGCTCATCATGTTTCACTGCCCGAAATGCCATTACGCCGCCCACGCCCGCACGAGTCGCTATTTTTCTGATACCACAAAAGAGCGGTATCATCAGTGCACAAACATCAACTGCAGTTGTACTTTTGTCACGACTGAAACCGTTGAGCGTTTCATCGTTTCGCCGGGGGAAGTCGTACCGGCTCCACCGCACCCGACAGTGTCCGGTCAGCATCAAATGCCCTGGCTGTGAGCCAAAAGAAAAGCCCCGCAATTGCGGGGCTTTCGTATTTTTAACTGTGGTGCTGAGCTTCACGCTTTGACTTCACTGAAGCATTCAAGGCAAGCATCACAATCACTCACGGAGTCTTAATGCTTGGAGAGCAGAACTAAAAAAACTGAATTGTTCATCATTAATTTTAAATTATTAGATTACAGGTATAAAACCATGATATCAGCCAAGTTGGATACATATAAAACTAACTAATTTTTTCTCTGCTTTTAAAAAGAGTTTGGATTTCTTCAAATTTTTCTTTAGGCAAATCAGCAATCCTTGAAGAACATGCATTCGCAAATCTAGTTGGTTCGCATTCTTCCATGTGATCGAATTGATTCTGAACGTTTCCTCCACGAGAAGCGTATTTAACTTTTCCATCCTCCATTGCTAGAACCACGCGCTCTTGGTTTCCAGGGGTCTTGTATACTCCACCAACAGCAATATCATTTTCACTGATAGACATGTTAATCAATCCTTTTTTAATGGAAGTTTCAAGCCATAGAGTAACCACCATCATAAAAAAATCAAACAATACATACGTCTAACATTGACCTTCTGATTGAACAGTAAAGTCTGTGAAGCATTTCTCAGTAAGATGGTTAGTAATCGACTCTGTTGCTGAGGAAAAAATACTCTGAATTGGACTAACTTCACTGTGATTAATACACACTGACCTTTTCTCTCTTTGCTCGTAGTGATTTCAGGTGCTGTGCTTAAAAATGTACGCCTGCTTAACCGAGACATAAAAGGAAAAACCCCGCAAATGCGGGGCTTTTTGTATCGATGTGGTCAATGTGTGGACATTGATAGAAATAAATCCATTTATTTCAGTAGATTACAGGCAAAAAATAAGCCTGCGTAAGGGAGATTACGCAGGCTAAGGAGGTGGTTCCTGGTACAGCTAGCATTTATGGGTTATGTTTTTCAGCGGAGGGGATAATACCCTTAATGAACGAAACGGTATGTGATCGATTTCTAAGAATCTTCCGAACGCTGAAAAATAACCGTAATTAACTACTTAGCATGCGGGTTTCGTGTGGACTCGCTGGCAAAATTACGCATCAACAATGCATAATTCAGATCGATATCCTCTGGTACAGGCATCCACACGGTGTAACCATCGCCCGGCGCAACTGGCATGGCTTCGCCTTTCGCGTTTTCCATCTGCTCGAGAGTAAAGTTGATGTTGCCCTGTGGGGTCATCAGCTCCAGGCTGTCGCCGACGGTGAATTTGTTTTTTACCTGCACGGCCGCCAGTTCACCTTTACGTTCGCCGGTGAATTCGCCGACAAACTGCTGACGCTCGGAAACAGAGAAGCCGTATTCGTAGTTTTGATAGTCGTCATGTGTATGGCGGCGCAGGAACCCTTCGGTGTAACCACGATGCGCCAGGCCTTCCAGCGTTTCCAGCAGTTGCGGGTCGAACGGTTTACCGGCTGCGGCATCATCAATGGCTTTACGATAGACCTGCGCGGTACGTGCACAGTAATAGTACGACTTGGTGCGGCCTTCGATCTTCAGGGAATGCACGCCCATCTGCGTCAGGCGCTCAACGTGGGCAATGGCACGCAAATCCTTCGAGTTCATGATGTAAGTGCCGTGTTCGTCTTCGAATGCGGTCATGTACTCACCCGGGCGCTGGGCTTCCTCAATCATAAAGACTTTGTCTGTTGGTGCGCCAATACCCAGCGTGGGTTCGACGTTTTGTACCGGGATAGGCTCGTACTTATGCACGATATTGCCCACTACATCTTCTTTCCCTTCCTGCACGTTGTATTCCCAGCGGCAGGCATTGGTACAGGTACCCTGGTTTGGGTCACGCTTGTTGATGTAGCCAGAGAGCAGGCAACGGCCGGAGTAAGCCATGCACAGCGCGCCGTGAACGAAGATCTCAAGCTCCATATCCGGCACCTGGGTGCGGATCTCTTCAATCTCTTCCAGCGACAGCTCACGGGAGAGGATCACGCGGGTCAGCCCCATCTGCTTCCAGAATTTCACCGTCGCCCAGTTTACGGCGTTAGCCTGTACCGAAAGGTGAATGTCCATGTCAGGGAAGTTTTCGCGCACCAGCATAATCAGACCAGGGTCTGACATGATCAGTGCATCCGGCCCCATTTCCACCACCGGTTTCAGATCACGAATGAAGGTCTTCAGCTTGGCATTATGTGGGGCAATGTTAACCACCACATAGAATTTTTTACCCAATTCATGGGCTTCATTAATACCGAGCTGCAGGTTTTCGTGGTTGAATTCGTTGTTGCGTACGCGCAGTGAGTAACGCGGTTGGCCCGCATACACAGCGTCTGCGCCATAGGCGAAAGCGTAACGCATGTTTTTCAGCGTTCCCGCCGGGGAAAGGAGTTCCGGTTTAAACAT